ATAGGCTCATCTCAAATAATGAATCTTATTTCAGTCAATCGAATGAATGCCTGTGGAGACAGGTCTTTTTCTTGGGATAAAGTAAAAACAAATAATTACATAAAAGGCTCTTTTAGAATATATAAAAAAGCGGGTGTAAGGAATTTAAGAATATTGGACTGTAATTATTTGAAAAGAATTTTGGCAGCATCCAAGAAGCTAAACCTGCAAGACTTGACGGCATTACGCTCGAATATTGAAGAGCAGATAAATACCGCAATTAATCAAACGGCAGAAAGTATGATAGGAACGTAAAGTATGGCATTTTCCGATAGTATGGGTCGCAATTTTGGTGGTGGTTCAGATGACCTTGCCAAGGCTCTTTTGGGCAACGTCGGCAACCTAAACAATCTCGCCCAAGCAGCCGCCGATGTAAAAGACCGATATAAAGACATGGCAAAAGCCTTGAACAGGTTAAACAACAACTTTTTGCCAGAGTTTGAAAATACTATAAAAGACTTGAATCAAGCCGTAAGAAAGCTCAATAAAAGCGGCGGCAAATCAAAGGATGATAGAAGCGAAGAATATTTATTCGACATAAAAACCACGATGGAAAAGCTTTATGAATGCCTTTGCCTTTCAACAAATCTCAGCAAACACGACAAGACTGTGTTTAAAGAAGAAAAAAAGATGGCAAAGGAAATGGAAAAACAGAAGCAAAAAGCGGCTGGTGTTTCCGGGGCAGCAGGTGGTGGTGGCGGTAAAAAAGGTGGAGGTGGAGGGGACACTGGCGGCAGTGGCAGTGGTGGTGGTGGTGGTGGTGGTGGTAGAAAAGGCAGTCGTGGCAAAAAAGGTTATGATGAAGATGAAAACAAGTATATAGACAATGTTCTCACTGCCATGAATAATTTTCGATCTGGTGTCGAGGAAACCATGTTTGGTTTTCAAGAGAAAACCAGTCTGGCCATGATGGCCATAGATGGCAATCTATGGAACATGATTAAAAATGAAAATAATTTTGCCGTCGCAGCCAAAGAAGCTGCTTATGAAGTAGGAGGCATAACTGCTGAAACAAGAGGTTTGCAGCAAGAATACATGAATATCGGCAAGCAAGTTGCCGAAACAGGCATGAGCAGAGTCAAATACCAAGAAGAATATGTAAAAAATCTTCGTGCAGGTATTAAAGATGCAAAAATTGCACAGTCTATAAGCAAACAAAGTCTTTTCGCAGAAAAACAATTAGGTCTCAAAGCTGGAGAGTTAAGTGAACACTTCAGGGACATGAACCTGAGTGGTAAAACAAACGTGGCTCAAACCGGTGAAATGGCTAGAGGCATGTTGCAAACTGCCAGAAATACTGGGCTAACTGGGGAAAGTCTTAAAAAGGCAGTTTCTGAGAGCGGCAATTTCGTAAATAACCTGAAAAATGCTGCAACTTTGACTGCTTCAGCTGCAAATAACGTACTTGAAATAGTTGCCAATGCTCAAAAATTAGGAGTTTCTAAGGCTGTAACACCTTTATTAGAAGCTGCCACCAGTAGTGCGAATTTGATTATGAACAGTTCCCAACAAACTCAAGCGTTGTTGTATAACGCTGCTGGGTCTATGGGAAGAATAGCCGAATTACAACAAGGGACTTTATTAAGAAGCAAACAAGGAATTAAGGATTTGGGACAGGGCATGGAAAATGTCCTTAAACAATTCGGAGTGGATTCTCTTGAGGCAGTAGAACATCTTCCTGATGAAATGAAGATGAAACTCAATATCCAACTGAAAGCAGCTTTTGGTGTTGAATTAGGAGAATTAACAAGAACTATAGAAGCAACTAGAGAAGCCGGAAAAGGACTATCAGAACGACTTACAGAATTAAACAAAAAAAGAGAATTAAATCTTAATCTTGAAGAAAAAACAGCATTGTTGCAGCAAGAGACTTCCCTAAAGACTAATGCCGCACTCAGCGCTTTGACAGGCCTTAGCGAAGCCGCCAAAGGCGCTAAGAGCATGGATGAAGCTCTTTCAAGGTTCGATAAAAGATCGGGAGAATTCGCTGCCGATGTCGCCGCATTTGGTGGAGATGCAGGAAGTAGCAAAAAAATAGCCGAATCATCCATGAGGGAGGCTGTCAAGAATCTGGACAAAGAATTGGCCAAGATGGGCAAACAAACATCTGGCGTTTCTGAAGCTGATATCACAGCAGCTTTGCAAGAAGGTCCCGAAAAGTTCCAGTTGGTAATGGACAGAATTAACAAGGCAAATCAGACTTTGGCTACTGCACAAAAAGCAAATGTCGATCCTGTGACAAGTACTGCCCAAACTTTGGAAGAGTACAACGAGTATTTTAAAGATGATTATGCCGGACCCATGCTTGAATATACGAAAGGTATATTAGGTGCAACTGGAACTATGGCTATAGCCATGACTCTATTGGGTTCACAGTTCTTTTTATGGGGAAGTAAACTTACAAACAGCTTGGGCCTAGGGAAGAAAGCCGCAGATACGGCTGGTGCGGCAGCAAGTGCCTCAGGCGCAGCAGGTGCTGCAGGTAAAGCAGCAGGCAGTGCTGCAGGAGCAGCAGGAGGAGCAGCAGGGGCAGTTGCATCTGGCGCTATGCCAGTGCCGCCCGCTCCTAACACTAAAGCAATTTCCATGGACTGGAAGTCCATGATGGGCCATCTAAAAACTTTAGCAGTAGGTTTAGTAGGAGTTGTCACCGCTGTTGCAGCAATAGGTTTGGCGATTATAGCAATAGGAGTAATAGTACAAACGGTTGATGCAGCACTTAATATGGACCCATTGGAATTGGCGCTGAAAGTAACGAAGATAATTGTGGCAGCAACAATAATTGCCTTAGAAGTTATGTTGGTTTTCAAGGGATTGGAATTAGCAGCAAAGGCATTTGAAAAAACCATCACTCCAGCCAGCCTAATTTCGATAGGTAAGTTTGCGTTAATTCTAGTAGCAGTCACAGCAGCAATCGTTGGGCTTGCATCAGCCATTTTATATATAGCTAATTTCATGACTTTCGGCCTTGACGCCGCCATGGCAGAAGAAATTGCAATCAAAGTGACAACTATAATCGGTGGAGCAGTTATTGTTGTTGCGGCATGTGCTGCTGCTGCCGCCGCCATGATAGGCATATCAATAGGATTAGGAAAACTTATAGCTTTAATGGGCAAATTTGCTCCCCTTCTTTTACTTTTGCCTTTTGTACTACCAGCATTTGTGGGCATAGTAGTCGGAACCGCAGCGGCTATATTTTGGGCCGCTGACAAAATTATGAAAGGGGCAGGCCTCACAGATACAGCGTACATTGAAGACTTGATTTATAGGCTTAATCTCATCACTTGGGGAATAACTTCTTTTATAGCCGGATTGGTGGCTTCGGCTCTGGTTGTCGTTGCTGCTGCTGCTTTAGTGCCGCTTTTAGCTATGGCGGCAGGCGGATGGATGGCATTGGCTGCAGGTATAGGAACAATCATGTTGATTGGCTATGCCATCGTAAAAATTGTCAAAGGCATCATGACATTTATGGATTCATTAAAAGATGTATCCGCCGATAGTATAAAACAAAACACTGACAAGGCACTTTTGGTCCTTGACGGCGTATACAAAGTACTTTTAAGACTAGCACCGCTAATGATTTTAATTGCAGCTGCCGGTGTTGCTGCTGCAGTTGCTTGGCATTATGGATGGGCTGCCGTGCCATATATTGGATTCTTTTTGGCGGGAGCAGGGTTGTTCATGCTGTTGGCCCCCATTTTGGCAACCAGCTTAACCCAATTAATGGTAGCAATAAATGATGCTGTAACTGGTGTTCTACAAAATATAAAAGTTGACCCTGAAAAACTTAAGAAGGATGTTGAAAAACTTGACGCTATTTCAAATGCCACAAAAAGCATATTAATGGGTTTATTGCCAGTTTTAATAGCCCTAGGTGTTATTGGTTTTTTGGCAATGAAATTATTACCATTTGGCTATGCTGCTTTGATTGGAATTGGTGCTGCTTTAGCTATAGCATTCATTTTACCTGCCATAGCCGCTGGATTAGCACAGCTTAGTATCAGCATAGTACAGATGGTCAGTGATGTTGTTGCTGGAACATCACTTGATAAAGCTCAAATGGATGCTATGACCGAAAAACTTAAGGCAATCGCCAATGCTATTTGGAGTATGACTAAAACCTTTGGATATATGGCGTTAATTGGTGCATTAGCTGTAATAACTTTCGCTTTAGCAAAGCTTGTATTAAAAGGTGTCAATTCTACTCTTGGGGCATTGATACCTCAAATTCAGATCCTCGGACAGCACATGGTCGGCTTGCAACAAGCTTTTGCAGGTATAAGCGCTGCTGGAATGCAGGATTTAGCAATAAAACTACAATACTTGGCAGATGCCATAGGTGCTTTTTCTACCGCCATGTGGAATCTATTCAAGTTATCTTGGACAATGCCCAAGCCTGAAAAAGTCACAGCAATGGCTACTGAAATAAATGGCATAAAAGAGCCCTTAAAAGAATTTTTAGGCGGCTTGACAGGCGTGGCGATTTTAGTATATACAATGTCTTTGATGTTTAGTTTGGATAGAGTGAGGAAAGCCTTCGATGACATAGCAGCCATGACAGGATCCATCAAAGATTTCATGGTTAAAATAAAAGATATGGCACCCGGAAAAGAAATTAAAAGCGCCGCCAAGGAGATGTTAAAGAAGAATCAATTAAGCAAGCCTTTGGGAATGATGTTGATAGAGGTTAAAAACGTCATTGCGGTAATAAAGGCAGCCAAATTAAATCGTAAAGATATAGTTATGGCTAATGAAGTTTTAAGTGTATTAGGTGAATTCTCTAAAAACTTATCTGCAAGCATGGAAGGCATGAAAAAATCTGCTGAAATATTGAGTCCTAAAGGATTTTTCGGACAAAACATCGAATTAGTTGATTCAAAAGTAGTTACAGAAAACTTAGAAAGATTTCTAGGTATATACGAAGACATTTTAAAAATGCTAGGTGGAAAAGCCGACACATTAGATTTAGAACAAGCATATTTGGCAGCGGCTTACTTGGAAAAAATGGCTACGATTATGACTTTGGTGCAAAGTGCTTTGGAGAAATTTACTGGTGTTATTAAAATCATGCTTGAACAAACTGATAGAGGTTGGTTCTGGTGGGCTGGAGCTTCAAGCAATATAGACAAGCTTGAAGAAGATACTGACAAGGGCGGCAAGAAAATAAATCAATTCGGCAGAGTATTGGGGGTTATGACAAGCTCTTTTGATACTGTAGTGACCGAAATGATGAAGCATGGTGACACTGCAAACAAAGCTACTGCTGCGCAAGTTATTTTAGTAAAACTAGATGAAACATTGAGTTCTTTTTTTAAGACAGCAGAAAATATAGGAAAAACCTTAATATCATTCTTTTATGCTGGTTGGTTTACTGACGGCGTTGGAAAACAACTAGCTGATACCGCTGTAAGCATAGCCTATGGAATGAGACAGTTCTTTTTGGCTTTAAATGCTGTTAGAGATACAACTGGTTCTGCTGATGTTGGCAGTTATGTAAAAACAGCACAAGACCTCAATAATATGGCTGCAGCTTTGACCCAGATGGCTTTGGGACTGAATCAATTTACAGATATTGCGGCTAAACTGGTTGACAATTTCAAGAAGGCTCCTGCTTATAAATTTATGAGTGATGATGCAGTTTACAACGAATACATCGATCAGTTTGGAAAATTAAAATATGTCGGCATCATGGCTGGGCATATTGTTGCCAATTTGCAGAATGGTTTTGATCAAGGATTTGGCGGCGATGCAGGAGCAGTTGTATCCAAGGTAAATACTTCACTCCAACAAGTGGCAACCGTTCCGCCGATGATTAATAAAGCATTAGATGAAATAAACAAATTATTTTCAGTGGCTTTGCCGACAGAAGAGCAAACAGAACAAATCAAGAAAATGGCTGAAGGCATGAAGAGATTGCTTACAGCCGTAGGCGGTATAGCCACAGCCGTTGCAACACATGAAGTATTTGCCAGCGCAGACTTTACGGGAGCGGCAGACAAACTCAAACTTGTCACTTCAGTTTTAGACCCCATAACGGAATCCATTAGTAAATTTAGCGAATACGCTGTGTTCCAAAGCACCATGAGTTATGGTGTGCTCAGCGAAAAGAATACCAAGCCGCTAGAAATGGCAGCTAAAGGCGTTGGATTATTCATGAATGCCATGGGCAAAATAGTAGAAGAAGTAAAGAATAGCGGCGCTGGGGATGCCAGTGATTTCTCCGATACAATCAAACGTTTGAATGGCATGAATCAGATAGTAGTGCCTATTGCAAATATCTTGGAGTTGTTCAGCAAACAACTAGGACCACTTACCAAGGCTGCTACCAGTGGTGATTGGTCAATTGCTGAGCAGGTAAAACAAAGTGCAGGAAAAGTAAGTGAAGCTATTGGCGCTGTTGGCACCATGATAAGTGGCATTAAAGATGCTTCTGCATTGGTTCCTGATGCACAAGGCAGCGAAGATATGATGAAAAGAATAAAAGCCATAGGCGACATGGCTGGTGCTGTTAAAAATGTGCTGGAAAGCCTGCACGGCATTATGACTGTCATATCTGACAATAAAACTTTGGGCGATAAAAGCCTAATCGAATCAGTCAATGAAATGGCCAAACAAATGGAACTTGGAGAAAAAGACAATCCTATTGTTAGCATCTTCAAGTTTTTAAACAGTGGCATATTCAAGCCCTTGTTGACACAAAAATTTGACAGCAAGAGCACATGGTCTCCCGAAGATTATGAAGAAGCCGGTGCTATGTTAAAGGGCATGGCTGGTGCCATGAAGGGCCTAAAAGATATGTTGCAATCTATGAACGGATCTTTGGTAGCCATAGCAAGAGTTGGTTACAAGGCGGGCGAAACTAAAGACAATATACAAAACGCAGAAAAAATTGATTTAGCCAATACCAAGACAGAACTAGGTTTGGCAGTAAAATATTTAGAAGCATCCTTACCTCAAATCAAACAAATATTTGGATTCTTAGGTCAAATAATTGATGCAATGTACGGGAAAGAAGGAGCCTTTAAGAACATAACTGTTGATCAAGTATTGGATGCAGCAGACACACTAGTTGGTATGGGCGAAATATTTAAGGTATTGGGCGGAGATGGAACCAATAAAGGCCTGATGCATTCGATTAATATGGCCAGCATGGAATTAGCAGGAACAGTTGCACAAGGAGAAGGAAAAACCGCTCCTGTTGACACAGGCAAAACTGAAAAAGCTTTGTCAAATCTTGCAAACATAAAAGGCTTAAAATCTGTGTTTGAAAAGATGGCACCACTACTTGCAGAAATAGTTGGTGTTAGGTATTTAATACCGTATTCTACTGACGATATTCTCGATGCTGCTGATACTATTAAAGGCATCGGCACCATGATTGAATATCTTCCAAAGATTATGTCTGGTGTTAAAGATGCACTACCAAAAATGATTGAATCCAACAAGGGAATTAATGCATCTTTAGCCGCAAAAACCAAAAACCTACCAGAACAAAGAGATACAATATCTACTATTTTTGCTAATACTGGTTTGTTTTTAGGCGGTATTGTTGATGCTGTTTTAGCCAATTTTGATAACGCCGAAGATGTACAAGTTGCTGCACAAATTGTACCAGCCATGATATCAATGGCTGATACTATAGCGAAAAATGGGCCTTTGCTAGTTGAAGCAGCTTCTAAGATTATGGCTATGCCTCCTATCGGCGTAATAGATCCCAAGAAAGCATTTGGTTATGTGCGATTATTCCAAGTAATTGGCATGTTTGCTAATGCCATGTTACAATCAGGACTTGAGACTGTTACGGATAATTTAACACAAGCAACTGAACAAATATCTGGAGTAGACCAAGCACTACAAGGCCTAATAAACGCTCTGTCTAGCCTAGGCGGAAGCATGGTCAACTTGGGCAACATGGGCGCAGCATTGCAGGGTGGTGTAAGTGTTACCGCCAATGTGCAAGCTACAACAAATCCATCGCCAGAAGCTCAAAGAAGACAAGTTGCAAGAACTGTAGACATGGCTGGTGTAAGCAGTGCGACCTTAAGTGCAGCTGCAGAAACTAATATTGCACAAATTGCCACTGCAACTATCAGTTCAGACGCAACATTGACACAAATGCTTACTATGATGAGAGAAGCCGAACTTAATAAAGCAAATGCAAAAGCCGCTCCGCCTCCTCAAGGATTTTTAAGTTATATTTCTTCAATTTTAGATTCAACTACGCTTCCCGATAGCGATGTCACATACCAGCCAGCTTTCGGGATTAACACCTCTAATTAATATGGAGAATAATTAAATGTTAGCAACGACACAGACAGGACAGCTTAATAACATAGATGACTGTTACATAAAAGTAGGCAGCTTACAGCCTATTTACATGTATATTATGCCAGATATTGGCGATGGCCATGCCGCTACGTATGCTCAACAGAATGGCATTGGCCGAAGCATGCCTGCATATACTTTTTCTTATGGTGGTCCACGACAAATAAGTTGGACTATTCACTTATACGCAGACACATATCAAAGACTTCTTACCAATTTACAGACATTAAGAATTATAGAATCCTGTACATACCCAAGAAATGGTGCTGGCAATTTACCTTTTGTTCCCCCATCAATTTGCAAGTTAAAATGTGGCCCCATGCTTGGTGATTATGAAATAAATGTTGTTCTCATGAGTTATAGTGTCAAGTATCCAGTAGATGTACAATGGTCAGATAAAATTGGCATACCATATAATGGTAATATTATATCAGTTGGTCCAATACCTTATAAATTTGATATAGATTGCACATTTGAAGTTGTATATGATGCCAGTCAATTACCGGGTTCGGAAAGAATACTTTCGCTTGGAAACTAATTTATGATATATAAGGGGTTTTAAAATGGCCAACGTTATAGAATATAGCACATCTTTGCTTCCCAACGATTATGTTGTTACAACAAGTAGATACATAAATTCTCAAGTATTATTTTACGGTAGCCAAAAGAAAATAACATTCAACATTTATCAAAGAAGAACTATCCCAGTAAGTGCCGATGACAGATATGTTTATATTAACGCTGGCTATGAATATAGGCCAGATTTAGTAAGTTATAAAGCTTATGGAATACCAGACTATTGGTGGTTAATTTTACAAGCAAACAATATAAATGATGTTTTTTATTTTAAAAATGGAATTACAGTAAGAATACCTAGTATATTAAATCCATCTAATTAAGGGAAATTATGGCTTTACCCGGAAGAACATGTTTATTGCCCGGTGCAGCGGAAACTTATGCGTGCGGCGTAATAGCAAAACCGCTTATCAATAACTTTTCTCAAGCAGTTAAAACTGGCTTTATAACGGTAGTGATGAGAAGCAAGCTGGCAGGCAAACTAATTACTGTCGGTAATAGGTCATCTCCTTGGTATCAAAATAAAACTTTTATCAAGAGTTTTGAATTTGGTGGCACCAATGACGTTGCGGCCAAATTTACCATTTACGATGCATCTGGCAATGATCTTAGTGTGTTTTTAGATTCTTTATATCAAGACTCTTGTAACGCACAACATAATACTGTTTTATTAGAATTCGGTTGGATTTTGACTAACTCGTCGAACACTGCCACCAAATTTAGTTCGGCTGATTTTACTTATGCTCCGTATCAAAAAATCAATCCGAAAGCAAAGCCTAATCCCGGTGGGGCATTGGGCTTTTTGGTAAAAAACATCAAGGTTACCGCTGATTCTAGTGGTGCATGGGTTTATGATGTTGAACTTGCAACATTATTAAATAGAAAAAATGGCAGGGTACGCAGCGCAGATCCGGTGGGTAGCAACCGTCACCCTGCTAGTATAAAAGTGGCATCGTCTAGGACTCTTGAGAGAACATGCGCTCAGCGGGGCGTAGTAAATAACACGGCTGTTTTGTTTGCTAGAGATGATGGAGGGGGTTTATTAACAGAATTTGGTTTTCCAAATAGCGAGGGCGGCTTTAATGGTCCAAAAAGCGTATGGGATCCAAATCGTTTAAGTTCTGTTGGTGCTATAAGAGGCTGGCTGAACGGTTTAAGAAGCGACAGAGGTCTCGGTATGACAGTATTCACAGACCCCAGTGTAGACGCTGCAAATATTGTGGTTCTTGAGGGAAATCCAGAATGGTGTCAGAATCCCAGAGTAAGGTATTGTCCTCAAAAAGATAGTCCTAAATACATCTACATTGTTAATGGTGGCGATTGTTCTCCTGTTATTGATTTCAAACCAAGTGTCACATATTATATTGCAGCTAAAGCTCAGGGCGGTGGAACGGGCGCTCAATCAAGCAAACAAGTACAAGCATCAGCTAGAAAGGTTCAGGCGTGTCCTGAATTTGTTGAAAATTCGCTTGCCAATCCAGAGGAAAGCGCAGAAGGCTTGCAGACAAGTGTCACTGTTCCCGGTGCGTCTATGAATTACAGGTTCCCAACGGATGCAGTTGAAAAGCAGGCTGGAGCAATTAACGCCAATTTAGTTGCAAACGCTGGCAGAATTCAGTCTTCAAACATAGAAGGTGAACTCGTTATTCAGGGAAATCCAGAATTTGTAAATATAGCAAGGTGCCAAGGTATGAAACTAGGCATTATTTATTTCAACACAGGTATGCCAAGTGTGCTGCAGCAACCCGGAGTGCAAGGAATTAATGCACAATCTGCACCGATGGAATGGCTTGCAAATCCATATGTAAATAATGTTTTTAGTAGGCTAGATTATCAGATACAAGGCGTTAGTCATTCCATCAGTGAAAATGGTGATTTTGTAACTAAATTGAAAGTATTTGCTGTTCCAGACTCTGCTAAACCAAGAAGAAGTAGAAGAGGAGCACAATAATATGGCACAGGCAAGTCAGGCAGCTAGAGCACCAATGACTGAATTACAGTCGCTACAACAAGAAGTACAAAAGTCCAACTTTGCCGCCGAATCGAGAACAAAAGGCGGCGAAGGTTCCTTTGGTCTATATTTAGGCTATTGTGTCGATACCTTAGATGTGTACAAGCAAAACAGAATTAGATTTTTCTGTCCATTCATGCACCAACCACGAACTGTCGTTTCTTCCTTGCCTTTTGCGATGCCCATTTCGCCTATGGGCGGGATTGACGATAGCGGATCAAATTGGATTCCTCCTGCAGGCAGTACTGTTGCTTTGTTATTTGAAGGTGGTGATAGACTGTCGCCATTTTACATTGGAACCACTTGGACTCGGCTGAATGGAAATCCAATAGGCGGTGTAGGTCAACAAGGTGGTTTTTATGGCGTTCCGATGCAAGAATATTTTAACTTGTATCAGGGAAGAAGAGGTGGTTATCTTTGTGGCCCGAACAACGGTACGCAGTTGCTGCCGCCGTGGAACACAGAAAGTTATAATGGCTTTGATATTACTTCCATCGAAGATATTAATAAAAACCCATTTCTTCTTGAGTCAATGACTTTCCCGAACATTTACGGATTCAAAACACCAGAAAAACACATGATAAAAATGGTGGACGGAGACGCAAAGTGTAATAGAAAGTGGAAGAGAATTGAAATCATGTCCGGTTGTGGCAACTGGATGATTATGAAGGACGATCATCTTCATTATTGCGGACAATGGGCTCATCCTGTATGTGGTGCCAGAAGTGGAGATACATCTTGTCAAATTGGAAGTCCAAATCCGCCGCCTCAGACCGTTATTGGAGCAGATGGTCAAATACAAGCTATAGCACCAGTATTTACAACTTATGATATTCAAAATACGCCAAATCCAAGCCTAATTGATGCTGCCTATAACGATTTAGAAAATAATCCAAACAAATTGGAAAATCCCCAGTGTAATGGAAGAATTTTGGGAGGACCTGCTGGAAATCAGACTGGTTCAAGCCAAGTTGGCGCAAATCCGTTTTTCAAACAACAAAGCGAATGCCGTCCTTATAAAGGCCCACAAACTCCTCAGAACAATTCATGTAATTTGCCTCAAAGTGGCATACAATTTCTATCCATCAGTGGTCATACTTTTGTTATGGATGATTCCGTTGAGGTTCCCCAAGGAGGCATGGAATGGGAACGAAGCACAAAGCCATTTGATTTCGGCTGTACTAACAAATATATGGGCAGAAGCTATTGGAAAAGCGCAACTGGTCATTCCATCACACTCAATGATATAGAAAAGTTAGGGGCTAATAATCAAGTAAGAGGGCAGAACAATGGCATACAAATGCTGACTGCTTTAGGCAATCAAATCCTAATGAGTGATGAATCTGTAGGCCCAAATTGTCCATCCTTGGCTGCAGAGCAGCAAGGAATTAGTATGGTCAGTACTTCTGGGCATACTTTGGTATTTTCTGATAACCAAAATGATCGCAACATTCCCTGCAGAAAAGAAATAGGTTCTGCTCAGCCTCAGCCAAACGCAAAAAACGCATATGTTCTTATGAGAAGTGGTTATGGATTTGCAATCAGAATGTATGATGGTACTAATCAAACTGAAGCAACTGATGATAAATTCCTAGAAATTTTTGCACCTCAGAAAGGCAATATTAGAGGTGGCACTTTCATTCTCATGCGTGAAAGAAAAGAGCAAAACGGATATTTACAACTAAGAGCCGGTGGCGATTATCGACTTGAAACCTATGGATCAGCAGTTGAAATTATTGGATTTGAAAATGAAGAAAAGAGTGCTGGTAGTAAAATAACCCTTATAAAGGGTAACAGCATAGAAATAACAAAGGAAATAAAATATACAAAGAATAAAAGTGCTCTTTCGGTAAGCGACACCAGAAGCTTAATTCTTGCTGGCAAGGATTACGATTCAGAACCCACAGAAGAACAGAAAAAAGCTGAAGAGGAGTTGAAAGCTGCAGGACTTCCTGTGCCACCTAGAGAAAAAGTGCCAAATGTTTGTCCTGTTTTGGTTTTTGATGGCAAAAGAGGAACTATAGTTCTGAGTGACAGGCTTTTTGCGAGTGCGAGCCCTACAGCTACGGCTGCAAGCATATTCAATATGGCACCTCTCAGACCTACCAAAACCGATACTATTCAGGAATTAAAGAATCAAATTAATAAGGGATAATTCAAAAGGAATATAAAAGCGACTATATACAAATATTACCTGAAAACTATAATATTTTAGGAGTAATTTATAGATGAATTTGCTTGGTTGTCCGTATCCTATAGTTAATACCCCTCAGGGTTTATTGCCTACAATTTATGACACAAATGTCATAAAAGCGGATTTGCTACAGCTAATCCTTACAAATCCGGGTGAAAGAGTCATGATGCCGGAATACGGCACCTCTTTAAGAAATTTGATTTTTGAACCCAATGATCCTCTTATTTACGACAGAGTAAAAGCTGCAATAAACAGCGCAATAGCGATCTGGGAACCTAGGATAGTAGTTCAAGAAGTAACAGTCACAGATTCTTATGGCTCTACAAACCAAGATATAGCCATAGCTGCAAATCTAAATAGCAATACAATTTATATAGCAATAAGATTTTTTGTTCCCAACAAAATAAATGCTGTTGAAAATCTAGTGATACAGATACCTACAGGAGTATGAAATGGCTGAATTGTGTCCTTTTGAAGTTGTTCCTTATAAAATCACAACAAATCCTAATCGTCCAACTCCTGTAAGCTTAAATTACACAAACCAAGATTTTTGGAGTTTGAAAAATAGGCTAATTACTTATTGCAGAGACAATTTTGGCACAGAGTTTACAGACTTTATCGAATCTAGTTTGGCAATAATGCTTATAGAAAACTGGGCATTTGTTGGCGACACGCTTTCTTTTAAAATTGACCAAGTAGCTAATGAGCTATTCATCAACACGGTAACAGAATTAGACAGCGCTTTTCGCTTAGCTAAATTGGTAGGATTTCAGCCAACTCCACCGATTGCTGCCAAGAGTCAATGGACAGCAAGAATAAGCACTCCCCAGCAAATAAATTTGGAAATTCCTACACCACTTGATGTAAATCTGGTCAGCAACGAAGTCCCTTTGGTAATCGAATTGTTTCCTGCCGATCAATATATGAGACCTATTTTTGACCAACCAATTATTATTCAAGCCGGTAGCTTGAGTAATAGCAACATAGTTGGTTTGGAAGGCCAAACGTTTACGCAAAACTTTGTGGGAACTGGTCAAATAAATCAGGTATTAACTCTTGAATTTGCTCCAGTTCTTTTGGATAGTGTTCGAGTCTATGTTGATGGTCAAAAATGGCGACAGGTTGCTTTTTTCACTGCTAGTCAGCCTTTGGCCGAGTATATGATAGAATACAACAGCAATTATCAAGTGTACGTTAGTTTTGGAAATAACAGGGCAGGAATATCTCCATCTTTAGGAAGCAATATTACCATTGTATACAGAGTTGGCGGCGGCACTGTAGGCAATATAGTTAGCAACTTTGTCAGCCAAGATATACTTATTCCATTAGAAGTTTTAGGATACAGTGTACCAGTCAATCTTTCCAACTATACAAGAGGGCAATTTGGATATGATGGTGATACAGTTGAAGATATCCGAAGAAAATTACCAGCATACGCAAATGTACAAAATAGAGCAGTAACAGGAAGTGATTACAAGAATTTGGTTGACCTATTTGTCAGTCCTTATAACGGACAAACAGGCAAAGGAATTGCCGCACTGAGACACAGCGGATGCTCTGCCAATCTTATTGTAATATATGTTCTAGTAAAAAGCGGCACAGATGGGTTGCAACTGCCCACTTCTCAGTTCAAGTTGGAGCTATATGAATACCTAGAAACAAAAAAAATGATGACAGATTCCATCACTGTACAGAATGGAACTATAGTTTTAGTCAGTCTAAACATAGATGTCTTCCTGACACCTCAATTTATACCTTTTGAGGAGGAAATTGGCGCATCGATTTATAGGGATTTGGCAATATTTTTCAACTTGCAAAATTGGGAATACGGCCAAGCGTTGAGAAACATTGATATTTTAAAGGCTCTCAGCGCCATTCCGCAACCATACAGGTATGACATACAGTTTACAATAGATAACGATACTAATAGAAATCCAAATGAAGTTATTGTCAATTTCTATGAAATTATTCGACCAGACCAGATTACTTTGAGATTCCATTATGAATAACGGTGCAAAATGGCTTTAGTACCATACACAAATAGTCCAAAAGTAACAGATAAAATACTTTTTGATCTGTATACACCCGGTCCAGATGATTGCTTTACGCAAGTACCGGAAAGTTTTGATACTATAAAAATATTTTTTATATCTAGAAGTCAATCTAATACCAAAGACTTTTCCACTTCGCAAACAGATGTGTTGCCAATTTTAGAAAGGCAACTATTTGTAACTGAGCAAGAATATTGCACAAGCACTAGTCAGTTGCAAAAACAAGAATTGCTATTAAGAAAAGATAGAATCGAATCTGAAATTAGAGCATTAACTCTTTATCCAAATAGAACTAATACAACAGATGTTAATACAACTGTACCAAATAATTCAATATCTAACAATGTGCAATTGCCTACATTTGGCGGAAATACAACTTTCTATTCAGAAGCCAATACTGTATATTGTGCGGGAGAAACTTGTGCTCCGGGCAATTTACCAATGTGGATATATGGGGAAGATAATTCGGCATCTCTAATACAGCAAGTGATTGATGACCCGGTTTTGTCTAATGGACACTTTAGATTCATTTGGGAACCGGGATCTATAAAAGAGGGTGATTATTATATTTGTTTTAGTTGGACTATGAGGCTTTCGGCTTATAAAAGCCAAGCGTATACAAGGTTTTTGCATTTTTACATAGAACCAAATATAAAAAACGAAGTGGCTATTCCTTCCCATGGATGTCCCCCAGAGAAGTACATGACCTTGCTGACAAACTACATGCCAAGGATGTATGACTCCAACTACGCCAAACAAGACAAAAGTGTTTTTACACTTACTGCTTTGAATAAATCAGTTGCCAGTTCATTCACTGGACTTGATGACCAAGCCAGCAGACTTATAGATATATTGAATGCAAATTGCACTCCAGAGCCTTATTTGAATTTTCTTGCGCAGTATTTTGCCCTTAAACTTAGAGGAAACGACATTTCTCGATGGAGAGGGCAGATAATAACTGCCATACCACAATTTAAAAGAAAAGGCACTTTAGAGGCTCTTGTGCAGGCCTTTGACCAAGCTGGTATTGTACTTACTGACTTTTATCAATATTGGCAAGTTACTCTACCACAGATTTATACTCAAAGTTTTGTTTTTTCAGACACTTATGAATTTGCTCTAGATAAATTCACAAGTGACACCCTGATGGCAGACTATGGTGGAGATGGTTTATTTATTTTACAACTGGCGACAGTAACAGCCATACCACGAGAATTTGTGGACCAGTCTACAATATTAATAAATTTTGTACAAAATGCAGATGGTAGTACCAGCATGATATGGGATGGCGCAAGCAAGCCACTGCAGACTGGCGACAGCATTAAAATAACTTATGTCACGGAAACCATGACTTCCCAGCAGGTTTCACTGTGTCAATATTTCCTACAGTATTTGATACTGCAAGATGATAGGGATTATTTCCTAATCACTTCGTATATGCCATCAAAGAACTGGAATGTTCGTTTGATAACAACACAAGATCCATATTTTAGCTCTTTTGTTCCAATTATAAATCCTTTTTATAATCCGGTTGTTTTTGGACAAATTAGAACGGAATTTCCTTACTCGGAAAACGTTTACAACATGGATGAATATAACGGTAGCCTAAGAAACAGCACTAATCCTTCAGATATGGCAACTGATTTCCAAGAACCATGTAGTGGTGGAATAAGTGCCGATTATGGTATAAATGTAATTATACAAAACCTAAGCGATTGGCGTTTGGATGAAGTAAGAGGTATCCTTCGTGATTATACTCCCTTCCACGCAAATTGTCGTACTTTAAATTTTGTTGGCGGTGTAGTTGAATACATGTTGCCACCAGTAGAAAATATCCAATGGTTAATGAAATATAATTACTCGGAATATCTTATTGCTGGCGATGCGCAATTTGCATTTAATCGCAAGACCCTGTGGTATGATTTCAGCGGTGATCCTTACGCCAGCACCGATCCTGCCACATTAGGCAGAGTCAATTATATTAGAACTGATTTTGCCGATGAAGTTTTAACTCCTATATCTACTGGCACAATTACTCTATATAATGACAGTTTGGTATTGGCTCCAGTTACTCAAGTAGTTAATTACGAAAGTTTGCTTGTTGATTTAGGCAATTGTTTTCTTGAGATCCTTGATGGTCCAGAAATAGGCTCATATACTAATCCATTCTTATCAGTAGAGCCTTATAAATTAATATTTAATGGCACAACGGCTGGCATTATAGATCCTATAGTTGGCGATAGTTTCACATACAGAATTTCTAATAAACTAATTAACGGTAATTTTTCCATAAACAATTCATATCAATTTTCAATTGCAGATATAAATGTCGATTATCTTATTTATGATATAAAAACGGTTTATCAAAATGGCTCTATAGAGGCTTGGAGTGTACGCATAGGATCATCTGACTATCAAATTCTTTATGTAAACAATAATACAATATTTATAGAAAATAGCATTTCTAATCCGCTCAGCACAACATCGGTTCAAGACTTATCTTATTCGATAGTTAAACCGGGAATTTATAGTCCTGACATTGTGACCACTTCCACAACTGGAGTGTATAATGTATGTAAAATCGCCAAGGTGACTAGCGCAAGCCTGCCACAACAAAGTCTTGCTAATGTATGTGTACCAGTTCCTAGTCCTGAAATGTACTTTACTGTCAATGGAACTGATTTTTATAAGATTTATAGTTTAGACCAAACTGATTCTTTCTCATTTTACATATTAAATTACACCATAGGGTTAACGCCAACTTCGGTTGCTGGCACCGTGTACAATAGACTCACGGAAGCTTTGGGAACATTTGAATTTTCTGGATTAAAGGGACAGGCTTCTTGGCCTACTTTCTACAATCCTGAACAGGTGGTTTTACGGACAGAATTAATCCCAGAACAATGTTTGCTGGAAGTTAATTATGGCAGTTCAATTTACATTTATACTATTCAGGTTGATTTCGGAGGATTGCCCAGCGTTGCTCCCACATATGTTGGAATGTTGGGATATTTTGCCGACGTAGGCACAATTAATACCAACCCTGCAGGAACTTCATACTCTTATTCACTATACCGTTACAATCCGATAGGCGCACCTCCAGTTGTTCCTGCTTTGTCTGGCCAGAATTTATATTATGTTACCAGAGCAGGACAAGAAGTTTGGAGCCAGACATTTAATTACAGCATGTCTTTTTACATGATGCCACAATCTAACTCTAATAAATCACCTGTAGATTTTGTCAAGAACAATGAGAAGGTTAAAATTAGCATAGAATTTAAAGATGGCCAAAAAGCCGAAGGGGATTTAACATGAAAAGCACAGACTCATTAAAAGCCAAGGGAAGCATCAAAGTCGATATCATTTATGGAAATGGAAAGAAATACATTCATGAATTTGACAATACTGTTCTCATAACTGGTAGAGAAGCTTTGGCAAAAGCACTCACGAATACCTTGGGCACTTGCCCTGCGGCCACCACAACATCAACGGGCGAATTGGTCCCATCTTTGTACATTAACGCCATGGTTTTTGGCAGTCAAGGTGTCGATGGAAGTGGCACACCAAAAGTAGTAAGTCCCGCAAGAACTGCACTTTATGGTCCTGCAGTGGTGAGTAAAGGCGTTAATAGCTATGTGGATGGAACTGTTACCACTAACGCCGTTTTTGTCGCCACTCTTCTTTTTGGTGATGCTGTTGGATATTCTATAAATGAAATGGCATTGCAACTCAGCGACAACTCTTTGTATAGCATGGTAACTTATCCTAGTTTGGTTAAATCGGCAGACATGCAAGTGACATTTACTTGGACCTTATCATTTGTCTAATCTAAAATTTCTTTTTAATCGATAAATAGTTATTATGCCTAATCTGCCAAATAACGTTCCGGTTTACGAACCAAATCAGCCATATTATTATACCTTTGATAATATGCCTATAGATTCTCTTATACAAAGAGATAATATTATAAATTCTCAGGTTGATATCAACACGCAAGTGTTGGAGGATGCCGGAGGATCGGCTGGAAGTCTTCCGGTTAGGCTTAACCAAAGCATGGATGAATATGGTAATTTGACTCCATTAGCTGTCAACATAGCTATGCATAACATAGGATATCATGAAGATGGCGTTGGGCCTGACTATGTTTCGTATGTAAGAATGACGAGTGAAGAAAGAGCCAAACTCTCTTCAGTAGATGAGAATGCTACAAATGTTACTGTTGGAGTTCAAGTTGGCCCATCATTTGCGTCTTCTGCAGTGTATCCCAATGTACAATTTGATAACGGGCAAGTAACTTTTGTGCCTTCTGCAACAGTCAACTGGTCTATACAAAATGGTCAAGAAATAATTGCAAATGTGGTTGCTCAACCAGATGGCCATGTACACTATGACAATGTTACTCCAGTTAGTGCTAACACAACTCCAAACTACATTAATTATTTAACAGGAATTTCGGCTCCTTTTGAAACAAATAGTTTGAAAGTTTTTATTAACGGCGTAAGAATTTTTCCAAGCAATTTAGTTTATGTGCCAACATCCGATCCTACTGATCCATGGGTACAAAACAGATTTACGCCAACTACCGCCAAAACAGGATTTGCTTTAAATACTGCAATTACAGCGGCAGATGTAATCATTATTGATTTTATTGTAAGCGCCGGTTGAAAAAAAACAGCTAATAGCTTCTAATTGAACATCTTCAAATGGAGCGCAACATGCTATTTCAAAGCAAAAAATTAGATATGACCGTTGGTGTTCTGGCGCATGAAAAAGGATTGAATGAAATCAAAAAAACAATTGATTCTTTAAAAAATTTACAATACTCATACGAAAAAATTGTTGCAGTATTGCCAACTTCAGAAATTTGCACTCTTCCTTTTGATAACACAAAGTTAATTAAAAAAGGCGATTGCCTAACAACCGCCATCGACTCTATTTGTGAAGTCGCACAAACAGAATGGGTTTATTTTATATTTGCAGGCATTACTGTGCCCAAAAATATTGATGATAAAAATTCAAAATATATTCAAAGCTATAAAGATATTTTATTCCCTGTAGTAAACAGAAATTGGAATTTTGTAGAAGCAACTTTAAATGGCTTACTTTTGAGTAAGAAAGTACATGAGGAAGTGGGTGCATTTGGAACTAGCAATCACTTGGAACTTACTAAGTTAATGTGGGCAGACAAGGCTCTGCAAAAGGGTTGTAATTTCAAAGCTATAGTTGGGGCTAAATTAACATGACACTAGAAAAATGTACAAAAATTTTAGATAAGCACAAGATTCCAAGCTGCCATTCTAATTTCCAAATAAGGAACTTTATTTTAGGCAAAGAGAGCAGTGATATAGGAAAATTTTGGCAGTGTGTCAGAGAACTTCAGGCCAGACAAGAAACTTTGCAAGCTTTAGAGACAGATTATCAAGATTTGCTAGATAATATCGAAATAGCTAAACTAGATTTGGAAGAAATTCAACTTAAAAATATAGTAGCAAAAAATCCTGCTCTTAAAGAAATACGACAGAAAAAAACATTGATACAAGTAAGCAAACAAAAAAGAAATATTGATAGACTTTACAAAACTAAACAATCTTTAGACTCTCAAAGAGAAAATATTCTTAAGGAAATGCAAGTTTTGGTGGAAGAATTTGAAAAATTATCAGAATTAGTTGCTTATAAGGATTTTGATGACGAGTCTGCCCAGCTTCAATATTGGACTCAAAAGTTTGAAAAAGAGTTAGTTTTAACGCAAACTTTAGGCTTACCGCCTAATCCTGAGCTATTAAAAAGCTGTCTGGCTCTTCCTTCGGACAGTGCTTTGAAAAAAAACATTGAAGAAGCACTCTTAAACGCCAATAAAAAACTACTAAAAGAAAATAACTAATGTATGGCCCTAGTAAAACTTAGCAGTAATATCGCCGGTTATCAAGACGGAGACTTATCTTTATACCCGGCAGCCCTTGATAGCTTCAATAACTTATACGAGGTTTATAACAACAGCGTAACAGTTACTAAAGGTGCTACATCGATAACTGCCGATGTAATCATAGTCGATACAACCGATAATTTTCCCGCACAAGGAATTTTTCGTCTCAGTTTGCCCAGCAAAAAAGGAACCTCTGTCGAATTTGTATATTACGCAAATAAGACTAGAAACACATTCTACAACCTGAATCGTGGTTTCATGGGCACCAAGATTAATTCTTGGCCCGTTAATACGGCAGTTGAGGGCGGTGTCTTTGCTGACCACCACAATTCCCTGAAGGATACCGTCCTAAACATAGAAGGGTTTGTTGGTGTAGAAAGTAATACTGATACTACAACAGTTACCGGGTTATTGAAAAACCTTGAAAATAGATATTTGGCACCAGTGCCAATTTACAGAGCTTTTCCTTTATCCGGCATTCCTCCCTTAACAGTAAATTTCCATTGTTTCACAAACAGGTTGATAAACAGATTTTTCTGGGATTTTGGAGATGGCTCTGCTAGTTATGAAAAAAATCCATCTCATACCTATTTGAAAGCTGGAAATTATACTGTCCAGTTGCGAATTATATCTGATCAAGGTGGACAAGGTGTAGCCACAAAATTAAGTTACATAAGCGTCAGTGATAATTTCACTACACCCTTTGGATATGTGATTCCTGTTACTGGTACAAGTATTGCTACTGCAACAAGTTCTGCAGGAACACCTACAACATTTACATTTTATGACCAAACACAAGGTCCAATTGTCAACAGGTTGTGGCAATTTGGTGATGGGCAAAGTATCTTCAGTGAAGATCCCAATGTAATGGTTGTGACACATCAATATCAAAATCCCGGTACCTACAGACCTTCCGTGTTAATTACAATTGAAGGAAATATAGTCACAAGAGCCATTTTTTCTGAAACAGTGGAGGTAACTTAATGGCAATTCCTGAAATTACATTTCCAGTAACATTAGACACATCCACTAATCTTTACAGTGTTGCCGATGCCTTGACTTTGCCTCTGGCAAAGGATTATTCTCCGGGCGATACAATAATTTATGTTGCCCAAGATGCTGTTATCATGGCGCAATTTCCAGTTACTGGCATCATAACACTTACAGAAAACTGTAGTCCCACTGAATATCGTGCGACATCATTTTATTATGGCGCAAAAGATAATATAAATTTTACTTTCTCAGACTTGACTGTCTTGGACGAAACTCCTGATAAGACTGAGAAAAAAGCTGGTGCAACGAATGTTTCCATGAACGTCACTGCTCAGCATCACAACTCAATCAAAAATGCTACTTTAAATATAGAAGAATATTTGGGCGTTACAAGTGATGTAGGTATCTTGCCTTTTGAAGGAACTATCAACGGCAGAACAAATTTTTTACTTAAAACAGTTTTTACTCCTAGAGCTTGGTTTGTTGCAACGCCTCTTTTGGGGAAAATCACTCCGGGTTTCGGCATGGAAGTGACTTTTACTAGTTACTGTTTATATTTGGGTGAAGAACTGCCTAACAATACAATAACTTATACTTGGGATTTTGGCGATTCAAATGTCATTCCGCCAGCAACCCAGACGACAACCAACCCTGTTATAACTCACACATATCTTTCACCGGGCATATACACTGTTTCCATGACTGTGCAAAATAAATTTGGTCAAGATACCGTTACATTTGTTGGAATGATAGATGCGCTTTATGTGGCTCCAGCAGAAGCAGAAATTGTTGTTGGATGGCCCGGAAATGCAGAGTTTGACCCTTCAAAGCCGGGTTTGAAAAACTTCCCTACCAGAATTCCACCTTATATCAAAGCACCAACCGGTGCTTATGTTGATGTATATACAACAGATTTGGTCATTGTGGGTTCTGACCCTTTAAGAGCAGACAATGGAGCATGGCTAATAGAATCTCCCCCCGGAATTTATACTGAAATAGATCCCATAGTCTCTTATACTTGGGATTTATCCGATACTCTTTCCCATGCCACCACTACGCCAGTTACAAAAGCACTTTATACAATAGGTGGAGATTATCAAGTTGTTTTAAGGTGTGATACAGATTCTGAAGCTTATAGAATCACACAGAATTACAAATATATAAATGCGATTGAAAGACAAAATGCTTGGTTGTTTACATTTGGAACTGGTGCATACGCAACATCAGTTTATGCTTCTGAACTCGGATTCTTAAATGAAACTTTCAAAACTAAACAAGTTGTCAGCACAGTAATTACTAAAGATTCATCTTTCTTAGATTACATAGCAGATCCTCTTCAACAGGCAAGAGCCAAAAATGAATTCAATACCAACAATAATTTAAATGCGAGAAGCACCACTCCATCAGGCCTTCAAGGATTTAGCATTTTGTCATGGGCAAGTGGCAGAACAGCATCCCAGTCTTCCACCTTGGAAACTGTGAATTGCGTGAATTACAATGGCTTCCAAGAGACTTACGATACTCCAGTCGGCTTCCAATTCAACAGACCTTGGAACTGGATTCCTTTCAATGGCACTAGCGTAATCTATTACATTCTAGGAAACGCTGCAACACAGCCACCCAGCACCAGCCCAACTAACCTAAATGTAGATATTCAAAGCTTAATTGATGGCAGCAGGCAGACATATGCATACACGAATGCGAGCTTTACTGCACAGGCGGATTTGTTGGAATATAATGCGGCCCAATACGACCCATTTGGACAAAACATATATGGCGCTTATAGTGCATACAGAACTGCATTCAGAGGCAGAAGCGGTTATATTTTAAAAAATACCACAGTAGGAAATGACTTTATGATAAAGTCATTTTATGCAACAGTTGAGAGCACGTCTTATCTTCTTGATAGTTTTAAAAAATTACCAGATATGCCGGGACCTGTAAAGACACAAGGCCAATTAGTAAACCTAACAACAGGGTTATTCTTTTTTAATAATAGTGGATCTGTTCTGGCGTTTGACCCTTCCGTCAACATTTGGAAGACCGGCGGCCCCGGTTATAATTCCATAACCTTTTCCAATCTTCAAGATAAAACTGTTCCTGACTATGACAATGAAAACAATGCTTTGGTGGCAACAACCGATTTTGCAAGCAATGCCTTTTTGAGCTTCGATTACAGTAATAATGCTTTTATCAAGTTCAATGATGTCGATTTGTCGTTTTCCAAATTGTCAAGCAGGCCCAGTGGCACGCAATGGTTATTTGGGTCATACTAATAGTGGGGTAATTTGGGAACGGTTCTACCAATATCGTCTTATCCGAGTGCGCTTGACACCAATACGACTCTGTTTCAGGTATACAATACTTCGGAAACCGTTTTGTCCCAAACTTTGTTGGCATGGGAAACAACTATAAACATAATACCTGTTCCAGCAGGTAAGCCAGAATTATGGGCTGATACAGGCTATGTGACTATTGAAGGAGAGTTAATATACTACGCAGCAGTCACAAGAGTGTCAGCTGCTGTTACACAGTTCAAATCATGCATAAGACGTGTCAATGGTGTCCCATCAAAAAATAATCCAGTCGGCACGTCCGTAAGAGGATTTGTAATTGCTGAACATCATAACAATTTAGCAAGAGCATTGGTCAACATCGAAGAATTTATAGGAATTACTAATACAACAGATAAAAATAGCATTCTTTGGAAGCTCAACTACATAAACAGTTTATTGCCTTATACTGACGATGCTGGATGTCCACAACTTGAATTCTATTATACCATCGTAACTGAAGACCCAATTCAAGGCACTGAAATATCATACAATTTAGCTATAAACAGCACAGTGCCATACACTGGTTTTACTATTGATTTTGGCGACGGCACTACGGAAAATGAATCTCTGAGCGGAACACATTTCTACCCGCCTAATAAAAAAGTTGAACCAGTTGTCACCGTTAATTCGCCAGCCTGCGATGCGCTTCAAACTTCTGCACAAAAAGTATCTTTGGATGATTTGCAACAGGTGAATATTGTGGGACTCGACACTTTCCCAATCGTGGTTCCAGCCATTCCAGATTTCCCCAATTTTAGCTTGGCAACTGTAAATGATGTTCCAGATGCAATTCAATTCCCACCCATAGTATTTCCTTGCTTAGACATAGGGCCATTTGGGCCAATATCAATTCCTTCTACCATATCACTTATAAATCCAAATGTGATTCCTAGCGTAATTACATTCCAAGATATTCCTGTATTTCCTAGCATCATAAAAATTACAAGTGACTTTGAAATTCCATCTGTAATTAGCATAATAGACAATATACCAACTACTATTACCGTTATAGATGATTTACCCAGTATAATTGATGTAAATTCCAATTTACCAAGTGTAATAAGTATAATTTCTCCTTCTAACATATCAATAAGTTTAATTGCACCAAGCGTTATAAATTTAGCACCAACAGTGATTCAGGTGCAAAGTAACATCCCCAGTGTAATTTCTGTAAATGATATCGACATATCAGTTTCTTTGACAAGCGACTACTGCACAAATTGTACTGGAAGCATTCAGGCTAGTGCGCCCAACACAGCAGGTGGACCTACTGATGTGGGATGTAATGTCTGTGCTGGAGCTAATCAAAAAATCACTAAAGTTACAGTTGTATTACATGATTTCTTAGTGCAAACTTTTAATGCTCAAGACCCTTCTACAAGATATGATTTAGTAAAAGTATTGGTGGTAGATCCCAGCGGCAACACATGTTTGCTTATGGGCGGTAATATTGCGGGGAATACAAGCACTCCCCAGTTTATCATGACAGAACCGGTTACTTTGACTTTTGATGATTCCTCTACGAATGACATATATGATTTCAGCGTTCCTTTAAAAACTGGCACATATTATCCAAATGCTAATGGTAACACAGGCTCAAGAAATGCTGGAACACTAGTCAATTTATCCGCTCCCGCTCCTGCGCCGTCGGGTTTTAATGGATATGGCAGCAACCTTGCTGTCTTTACTGACCAGCCTTTGGTCAAAGGTGCTTGGAACGTTTACATAGGTGTTGGGCCTAACGACGCCACATATACAAATTTATGTTACGTCGGTTCCGCTTGTGCCAGAGTGAATAGCAATGGAGAAGCCCCATGTGATTTCCCAACTCCAACTCCGTCACCTTGTGGTGCCACACCTAAACCTTCAAAAACTCCAGCACCGACCCCAAGGCGCACAAATGCGCCGACTGCCACACCAAAAAATACCGGAACGCCTTTACCAACGCCCAATAAAACGCCCATTCCTACACCAGCACCCAGCGGCTTTGGCCCGGGTGGTCAACCATGGCCGGGAACTGGAGGAGGGGGCGGTGGAGGCGGAGGCGGAGGTACTATAATTCCTGTTGATCCGGGCAGACCCATACCAGTTACTCCAAAGCCTAGCAAAACCCCCAAACCTACTCCTGCCCCTACTCCGCTTCCCAATTGTGGTTCATGTGATTTTACGCCATCTATAGAAGATTGTGGTAGCGGAGTTTGCACTTACTATTGGAACTTTACCAGTAAAAGTTGGAGTAGATGTGCTGAATGTCAATCATGCACCACAGCAGGTGAAAATTGTGGTTGTCCAGAAGCACGATGGATGGTTTCTTATGGAAAACTACCTGCAGATGGCTCAAATAATGCAACTGTCAATACTAATTGTCAAAAATTTGTTTGGACAAACAATAATTTAACACAATGTAGCGGAGGGTTTTGCACATATTTTTATACTCCCGGGTTAGGACAATGGGAGTATGCTCCTGATGATTCGTATTGTGAAAGTGGTAGCGGATGTAGTTGCCCAGACCCATCGATATTAGTAGCCAAAGGTGTATTGCCAAAAAGTTCTCAAAATAATATAACAAGACATACTAAGTGCTACCAAGAAACAGCAATTAGTAAATGTAACCAAGGATGTGAATGTCCAGATCCGCCTACTGTTCAAACAATAACAAGTACATCGCAAATAATATCAAAAAGCTGTGAACCCGAATGTGGAACTTGCATTGATGAATACATTACAGATTTAAATAATCCATGCGATCCTGACCCTACTGATCAGACATGTATTTATGAATATACAGGTACTTTTGGATGGCGTTTAGACCCTGCAAGTTTCTGTGGTTGTGATAATATGAATTGCTTGTCAGTACAAGCTGCTAAAGATGCGAGTCTGTTACCTGATTCTCCAAATGATGGTGAAACATTCAATCTCAGTTGTTATGGAGGTGCATGGTATAATTACGACTTCTGTAACCCTGAAGCTAACTGCAAGTGTCCTCCGACGCCTACACCACCTCCTGCTGGTCAGCAACCGGGCAATTCATTTTTAGTTAATCAGTGTATTAACCCAACACCCACACCAAGTCCTACAGTAGGTTGTGGAGACTGTATATTTGAATTTGATGCTCCAGTATGTGGCAGTGGAACTTGCGTTTATACATATTATTCTGATTTGGAACAATGGACAGTAGGTCCAAACTGTGGGTCTTCTACATGTAACTGTATGAATGTTGAAGATGCTATATTTATGGGATTATTGCCTGAGAATCCCGGTGATGGCGAACAAGTAAATACTTCTTGTTATTTTTACAATTCAAATCAACAAAAGCTTGAGGGTACTTGGGACTATACAGGGAACACTTGTACCAGCGATTGCACGTGCTTGAATACTGCAAGCTATTCTGGTTTTGGATATTTCCCCGGACAAATAAAGATTGAAAATTGCGAACCCAAGCCATCTCCCACACCCACTCCTAGTGCTAGTGGTCCACAACCTAGTCCTTTGCCAACACCAGCCGTCACTACAGCATGTTCTGCTTCTAGCTGCATCTACTATTGGGCTGGCACAGGTTGCTCTACAGGCTCTGTTTCTAAGAATTGTTACTATCAGTTTGACACGCTAACCAATCAGTGGCAGTTTGTAACAGGCCAATGTACGGGCGGCTGCACATGTCCATCTGTAGCGCAACTTCAGACGACAATTGGTCAGCTGGCACCGGGTACATTAGATTTTTATACTGGGTGTGTTAATCCCGATCCAACTGCTGGCTCTTGGGTTTTATTTGATAATTATTGTGGTCCGAATTGTAGTTGCCCGCAAGTTTATGACGGAAGTCTAGCTGATTATGGCTATAAAAGATATGTTAGTTGCCAAAACGGATGCGCCGCATGTCTTTATAAATGGAATGGCACACAATATGTTGTCGTTGTTGGGAATTGCGGGTTTCCATGCCTCCCTTCGGGATGCAAATCTCCACCTACAACCTACTCAACTGACACGATTTCACTTCCATGTGGTTATGAAGCATGCAGTGGCGGATGTGCATTTACATGCACACAATCTGGAGGATCTTACACATGGGTTCCTACAGGTTTGTGTTTAACAGGAGGTGAATGTGCTTGCTACCCTCTTTCAGCTGGTTATACTTGCACTTCAGCGAACGTTGGCTTAGTTGTTAATAGCAGCTGCTCCCTTCCAAACAATGGTTGTATAGGAAATTGCTACTTTACTTGGGATGCCGCCGCCAAAACGTGGATATACGATAGTGGTTCCAGTCAAGCATGCATAAAGTATGGTTCTTCTTTAATGCTTTACAACACTGACAATGACATGGATTTTTCCTCCTATGAATCAGAAGAAACGTTTAGTCCTCAGGCTTTGTCGTGCGGATGTGTTCCGCCTTTTTATGACGGAACAACGAATGGATTGAAAGCCTTGGGTACTTGCGGCCCTGTGGCTAACCCAATAAATCTGACATTTGTCGAACCTATATATGTCCATAATGCAGAGCCTGTAAGTTTAATAGCAAATATTACTCCAACGGCTACTCCTTATGTCGAACACACACCGGCACCAACACCTCCTCCTAGTATTACGCCTATTTATTCAGATATTTTGACAACAAGTGAAAATCTGAAAACAACACTTGCTCCTATATCCAAGGAACGTGTTAAATTGTGTCAGTATGCAGATAAAGAACCTGCACGCATGGTAAAACAAGGTTGTGGAACTTGTGCTATACGTAAATGTGAAAAGTTTGGACTATGTTCTCATACTAGCATAATCGAAGGACATCCTGAGGTAATTTGCTGTCAGAATTGCACTAGTTATAGTCCAAATAAAACGGGCAACATTAATTTGCCTAACAATAAAAACAATCCATTATCTTCTAGTGTTGTTTCTGACTTAAACACACAAAATTCTCAAGTGGGCAAAATATCTGCGGATTCGCCAGTGATGCGTGAAGTTCAACCAATACAAGATGCTATGACTATGGCAGAAAATGAAATTAGCGCCAATAATAAGATAAAAGTTGTACCGGCTGATTCTGTAATACATATAAGCGTAGATGAACTAATAGATGGCAAAAAGGAAGCCAATGAAAGGTAGAAAGTAACTTTGGGCACAATATTACCTATATCGTCCTATCCTAGTAATTTGGATACTGACACAACATTATTCAAGGTATTCGATACCTCTGAAACAGTTTTGTCTGCGACTTTGAATTCTTGGGAAACAACAATAAATGTAGTGCCAACAGAAGCTGGTAAATTTCAAATATGGGCCGATAGCGGCTATGTTACTATCGAAGGCGAATTAATTTATTATTCTTCAGTCACTAGACTGAGTGGTCCTACTGCAGGAGCCGTTGTAAGCTTCAATAATTGCATAAGAAGAACCAATGGAACGCCAGCGGTAAATTATAATGCAGGTACCTCAGTAAGAGGCTACGTCATTGCAGAACATCATAATAACTTAGCAAGAGCCTTGGTTAATACAGAAACTTTTATAGGCACAAATGACACAACCGATAAGCAATCTATTTATTGGAAATTATCCTACATCAATAATTTGCCTGCATACACCGATGATGCGGGATGTCCTCAGATGGAGTTCTATTATACTGTAACCAGCGAAAGCCCCATACAGGGAACAGAAATATCTTATGTCTTAAATATTATTGGAACTGACCAGTATAGTGGATTTGTCATAGATTTCGGCGATGGTTCCACTGAAACTCAAGCCACTACTGGAACACACTTTTATCCTCCAAACAAAAGAATTGACCCAGTAGCAACTGTTAATGCTACCTCTTGTGAGACTTTGCAAACAAGTGCACAAAGAGTGGACTTAAATGATTTACAACAAAATAATTTGGTTGGCTTTTCATTCCCAGTCATAGTGCCAGTGTTGCCAGATTTCCCAAGTTTTGACTTAGACGTAGTGAATCCAGTACAAGAAAATATAATTTTCCCACCCATAGTTTTCCCATGTTTGGACATAGGACCATTTGGACCAATTATAGTTCCTTCTACTATATCTTTTGTCAGCGACTATGGAATACCCAGTGTAATTACATTCGAAGATGTTCCGGTAATTCCTAGCAACATAGTCATAACAAGTTCTGTAGTTATTCCATCTGTAATTAACATAATAGACAACATACCAACTACTATTACCGTTATAGATGATTTGCCCAGTATAATTGATATAAATTCCGATTTGCCAAGCATTATAAGCATTATTGCGCCATCAAATATGAGCATTAGCTTGATTGCTCCCAGTATCATAAATATCTCACCCACAGTGATTCGGGTAAACAGCAACATTCCTAGTGTCATAAGCATTAGCAACGCAGATATAGCCATCTCTTTAACTAGCGATTACTGCACAAATTGCACCGGTTCTATACAATCAGGAGCGCCAAATACAGCTGGAGGCATAACAGATCAAGGATGTAACGTTTGTGCTGGTGCAAATCAAAAAATTGCTAAGGTTTCTGTTGTCCTTCATGATTTCTTTGTACAGACTTTTGGAGCATCTACTCCTTATTCCAGATATGATTTAGTAAAAGTATTGGTGGTAGATCCTAACGGCAACACATGTTTGATTATGGGCGGTAATACGGCAGGAAACATATCTACTCCCCAATTCATAATGAATCAACCTGTGACTTTAACTTTTGAAGATGGTGGTGCAAATAACATATACGATTTTAGTGTTCCTTTGAAAACTGGAAACTATGCACCTAATGCCAACAATAACACAACATCAGCAAGTGCAGGCGGCTTAGTTACTTTATCTTCACCAGCGCCTGCACCTTCTGGATTTAACGGTTACGGCAATAACTTATCTGCATTTACCGATCAACCTTTGGTAAAAGGTTCATGGAATGTATACATTGGCGTTGGACCTAGCGATTCATCATTTACAAATTTAGCTTATGTAAGTTCAGCGTGTGTCAGAGTAAACAGCAATGGCGAAGGGCCTTGTGATTTCCCAACTCCAACTCCGTCACCTTGTGGTGCCACACCTAGACCATCAAAAACTCCAGCGCCAACTCCAAGACTCACAAACGCACCTACTGCTACACCAAAAAATACTGCTACACCTTTGCCAACACCTAACCCAACACCACAGGTGAGTGTTCCATTCGGCCCGGGTGGCGACCCATGGCCCGGTGAAGGCGGTGGCGGCGGGGGTGGTTCTGGTGGTGGAGGAGGTATTGTAATTCCTGTTGATCCGGGCAGGCCTATACCAGTTACTCCTAAGCCTAGCAAAACCCCCAAACCTACTCCTGCCCCTACTCCGCTTCCCAATTGTGGTTCATGTAATTTCATGCCATCTATAGAAGACTGTGGTAGTGGTGTTTGCACTTACTATTGGAATTTTAATACTAGTAGCTGGGACAGGTGTGCAGAATGTCAATCATGCACCACAGCAGGTGAAAATTGTGGTTGTCCGGAAGCACGATGGATGGTTTCTTATGGGAAACTTCCAGCAGATGGCTTAAATAATGCAACTATTAATACCAATTGTCAAAAATTTGTTTGGACAAACAATAATTTAACACAATGTAGCGGAGGTTTTTGCACATATTTTTATACCCCCGGAACAGGGGTGTGGTCATATGCTCCTGATGATTCATATTGTGAAAGTGACAGCGGATGTATCTGTCCAGATCCGTCCATATTAGTAGCCAAAGGTGTATTGCCAAGAAGCTCTCAAAATAACATAACAAGGCATACCAAGTGCTATCGAGAAACTTCGCTGGGCAATTGCAATTATGGCTGTGAGTGCCCTCCTGCACCTACACTACAAGCTATAACAAGTACGTCTCAAATAATATCAAAAAGCTGTGAACCCGAATGTGGAACTTGTATAGATGAATATATTACAGATTTAAATAATCCATGCGATCCTGACCCTACTGACCAAACATGCATTTATGAATATACAGGTACTTTTGGATGGCGCTTAGACCCTGCGAGTTTCTGTGGTTGTGATAATATGAATTGTTTGTCAGCACAGGCTGCTAAAGATGCGGGTCTGTTACCTGATTCTCCAAATGATGGTGAAACATTCAATCTCAGTTGTTATGGAGGTGCATGGTATAATTATGACTTCTGCAACCCAGATGCTAACTGTCAGTGTCCTCCTACGCCTACACCACCTCCTGCTGGCCAACAACCGGGCGAGTCATTCTTAGTCAATCAATGTATTAACCCAACGCCCACACCAAGTCCTACATCTGGTTGCGGTGATTGCACTTTTCAATTCAATGCTCCTACCTGCGGTAGTGGAACTTGCGTTTATACATATTATTCTGATTTGGCACAATGGACATTGGCCGCAAACTGCGGCTCTTCTACATGCAACTGTGTTACAGTAGAAGATGCTAAATCTGGTGGAATATTACCTAGCAATCCATCTAACGGAAAGCAAATCACAACCCCTTGTTATTACTATAATTCATCTCAAAAAGCTCTAGAAGGCACTTGGAACTATGTTGGAAACAACTGTCTTAGTTCATGTCAATGTTCAAGCACGGCAAGCTATTCTGGTTACGGTTACTGGCCTTTACAATATAAGAAAGTGCCTTGTGTTCCCAAGGCGACTTCTCCTCCTTGTAGTTGTTCAGCTGGCTTGGGATGTTCTTGGGTATGCACTGCAGTAGTTGACAATTTTCAGCCCGGCTATATTTGGAGATTAAGTTCTCAAAATGCAAATTTTTGTGGACTAGGGTGTCCACCAAATTCATGTACATGTAAACCACCAACAGCACCTTGCAGTTATAATACACAAGGGCAAGTTTTGCCCGGCTCATGTGTTCCTTCAGAGGGTTGTGGTAAATGTGTATTCAAATGGGTTGGCAAAGGCTGTTTAGGTTCTTGTTACTATAACAAAAATCCAAATACTGGTAATTGGGAACTTACAAGCGGTCAGTGTGTTGCCACAGGCACCGATACCTGTAGTTGTCCAACGGTCAGCGATTTAGCCGCTTCATTTGCAAAATTACCCCCTACACAAATATATTTTAGTACAGGATGTATAGTTACAGGAAATGTACAAAATGGCAGCTACCAACCAGTTGGTTTTGGAACCAACACATGCACTCCCACTAATGGTTGCTCTTGTCCGGCAGCTCCAACTGGTGATCCAACGGTAGACGGTTGGTATATAGAAAGGGATTGTACTGTTTGTCAAGGTTGTGATATTGCATGGAATGGTAAAAGCTATTATGTTTTGCCTTACCCAAATAGCAACAGATGCACTTCGCCAGAATGCGGCGGCTGTTATTTGCCAGCAAATTTTCAAGGAAATTCTTTAACGGTACCATGTGCAAACAATCCTCCCGCTGACAGGTGTTCAACAACCGATCCTTGGCCTAAACAATGCCAATGGACTTGCAACGGTGATGGTACTTGGTCACAGACAAAACCTTGTGCTGCTGGATGTGGGTGTAATCCCCCCGGCACAGTCGCATGTTTTCCAGCAAACGCCGGAGATACTTACTCCAATCCTTGTTTGCCCGGCATAACAACTTCATTTGTTCCAGACGGCCTAGATGATTGGAACAGTTTTTATATAGACGATGCAGTCAATTCAAATCCTAATGCTCAAAATTTGCTACAAGAAAGTAAATTTTTATGGTCAGCATCTCCAACTCCATATGTTGAACATACACCTGTTCCGACTCCGCCGCCAAGCATAACACCGAGCACTAGTGATGTTTTAACGACACAAGAAACCCTAATATCAAAATTATCTGCAATTAAAAAAGACAAAGTTAAACTATGTCAATTTGCTGGCAAAGAGCCGCTCAAAATGATTAAACAAGGTTGTGGAAGCTGTGCCATTAGAAAGTGTGACAAGTTTGGCCTATGCTCTCATACTGGCATTATTGAAGGGCACCCAGAAGTCATTTGTTGTCAAGAGTGCAGTCAATATGTACCAGCTGGTATTACATCTGTAAAAACAATGTCAAGCGCAAACGCTCCAGTCGCTCAATCAATAAATGCTGAAAGCCAAAAACCTAATTCACAGACTTTGACAAGTATATCTGAAAAAACTCCAACTACACAAAGTTTGAGTGTTGCAAAAGATCCTATAACTATGGCAGATGACCTTATACAAGAAAATAACAAATTAAAAATAGTTCCAACAGACTCGATTATTCGTGTGGACTTAGATGATTTACTTGAGGGAAAGTCAAAAAATGAATAGATCGATTGAAAAGGTTTCAGTAATCGAACAGATAGTGAAAGCTTACAACGATGAAGAAGTCAAAGTAATATTTAAAAAACATAAAAATACAAATGAATATCTTAAAATAGGCAATTATTGGATTAGAAATTATGTCAGTGCAAGTGTTAAGCCTCAAGATGTCAATAATTTTTATCATGATGTAGATGTCAGAGATTTAATAGACAATGAAATAAAAAATACGAACTTAAGATTGGGAATATTAGATACTAGTCTTTTTTCTAAATTTAGAAAATGGCTTATTGTATCAGATGGACTTGGATTTGAAAATCACAAGATGTTGGAAAGAGTTGCTAGCGATGTTTGTGTAATTGTAGTGAATCAAGCAGCCAGATTTTGGCAATCATTTGTTTTTCCAGAATATTTTGTATTTAACAATCCAAGCAAGGCTAGTTTGACAGCACTTCCTATTTCAAGGTTTCCCAAACTGATAGGCAACAGAAAGTCATATCATAATTTTATAAGAAACTATAAAAACATAGTTTATTTATATGACAGTGTGGCAGATGATTACTATGAAAGTTTAATTTCAAAAGACAGTTCTACGCACATTGATGACTATAGGAATCCAATATGTGCTGCCATTAATTTGGCGCACCAGTGTGGTGGTGGCGACATATTTCTTGGTTTTTGCAGTGTTGCATACAAGGAGCATAGACCCGGAACTATAGAAATAGAAAATGGCATTCATCAGTATGAAGTGCAAAGAACAGCTGATGAAATTGTTGATGGCAACCTATTTTGGTATAAATTTGGAAATAAATATTCAAATATTTGGCATACTGGTTTGAAAAATAGTTTCAAATTTTCTAAATACATATCAGAAAATGAATTTTTTGAAAAGTTATTATGAAGAAAAACAAATCATTCTTTTCGCCTAACTTTATGGCGGAATTTAAGAAGTGGATAGATGACAAAGAAGAACAAGATTCCTTGTCAGAAGGTGCTTTTGTAAACACTAAGTTGAAATTAAAAACTTTGGTAGAGCGAATTGACTGCCTCAAGATGGGAGAAAATTCGGTGTTAGATATCGCCAAATATTTTCTCAAAAACGGTGGTATTATCAAAGAAGTCAACGGTGAAAGTGCAATAGTTAAAACGAAAAAAGGCGTCTTTGCCATAGACAAAGACGACCTTTTCCTAATCTAAAAAATTTCACTTCTTTTTAGATTGTTCTAAGACTGACTGGGGGATTTGTATTTTCCCAGTTTCTGGACATGCATACTGCTCAATAGCAGCATGATAGCCATTAGCATATTCATCTTCTTTTTCTTGTTTAGCGTTTTCATCGCCAACTGAAACACCTTTATGATAAGCTGCTCTACAAAGTAGGCCCAAGAAGTTTGAATTTTCTTCTTGTTGGTTGTAGGGCTGCTTTTCGGCAATGCCAATTATTTTCTCAACTTGTTCAGCAGTAAAACTGACAGGCAAATTTTCCACCATTAACATGGCTTCAATTTTGCCATCGTGTTTACCCTGCATTCGTGCGTTGATAAGATCTTCTGCGCCATACGCATTTTTCTTATCATCGAAAATTTGTTTTGTAGTGATAACTGCTAGTTGCTCTGCAGTATCACGATAATGATTTCTTTCTTGATAAAAATAAAGGGTTGCTGCACCCAGTATAAACCAAGAAAAAATCATTGAAGCAGGTGCGTAAATGTTTTTCATCAGTTGCCTCACTTGTTCTTCTTCAAGCTTGCCTTTTCGGTTTCAGCAACTTTACCAGCATCTTTGCTAATTAAATCATCAGCAAACTTTTGCATAGCGGTTTGAATATCGTTACCGCTTTTCAAAATTGTGGTAATGGCCTTCATGTTTTCTCTTTGGCCTTGGTTGAAGCCGAGGTCATAGCCTTTTTCATACTCAAGATCCTTTGTAACAGCAGTTTGCTCTAAACCACGGTAATATCCATTATGCCATGTTTGAGACCATTGGTTGGCATTAGGGTCAGCGTTTTTGATTACATTGTTAACGCCTTCATTGAAGCCTTCATTTTTAGCAAGTTCTGCTTGCATCGTTTTTTCTTGCAAGTTGTACATCAATTCTGTGACTTGGTCTTGCAAGATTCTGCTTCTTTTGCCTTCAATCTCAGTCAAGAAATTGCTCTTATTCTGTGCATTGTACTGGACTAAATTAAGTCCAATTGATGAGAGCAAAAGAATGCCGCCAAAGAAAATGCCCGTAATGCTCTTCATAGCAATCTCCAAGTCTGGGTTTGGAAAAC